CGCCTGGCGCGAAATTGCTCACGTCCCTCTGACGCAGCCAGTACGCCACCCGATCCAGGCCGCCGGCCTGATACCAGGCCCACAGAGCCCGCGCGTCCTGCTGCGGCAAGATGCCCGCCTCCGACCACAGGACCATCCAGCGGCGATCGTCGGCCGACAGGCTGAGGCTCACGCGCTCGTTTGAGAACCCGAGAACCGCTAGACGGTTCACCGCAGGATACGGATGCCTGCCCTTTTCGTTCACCGAAAACGTCTCCGGGGGCGCTGCCAAAAGCGGCTTGAGTTTGTTTTCAAGCGCCCGCCTGTCGGCTAACTGCGGCTCGCGCAATTCGTTCAGGACCAGGACTTCACTGAGGACGTAATAGTTGAACGCGCTCTGAATCTCCTCTGTGGTCACTGTCTTGACGTTCTGCCCTGTCGGCCCGCCCACCGCATGCAGGAACGGCATCCAAAGCGTGTCTTTCCCGCTACCCTGCCGCCCGCCGTGCAGGATGCCGTGATTGATTTTCACGCCAGGGTTTTGCGTTTTGAAAGCCATCCAGTCTAGGCAATGCTGGCGTTCTGCGGCATCGGGAATCATGCGCTCCGCGTGCTCCAGCCACGGCCCGATGTCTCCGGGTATTCCTGCCGGCCTGCCGTCGCGCCAAATGTTGCCGTAAACCTCGCCGTCGTGGCCGACGAAAAGCGAATTCCCCGGCGCGTAAATCATTCCGGCCAGCGTGCGAGCGCCCATCGCAATGCGGTTTTCGTCGTATGACGTGCTGGCCGTGACGCGACTGTGCAATCCGTTGGCGTTCGCGTGGATGCTGTACATCTTGTGATGCCGGAACGCCGCATCAAATGATTTGCGCTCGATCAGTTTCCTTCGGTGTAGGTCAAAGAAATCCGCACTGCTGAGCAGGAATGCAAACCGACGATACCAATCTGACGGCTCCAGCGTGCCAATCTCCTCCGATGCTGGCGGCGTCGGATCCTCTGCCGCTTCGGGCTCAGGCTTCGGCCCCGGCGGCGGTGCCGGCGGTTCCGGGCCGCGCAGCACGCTAGTCCGGGGTGCGATCCACGACCGCGCCGCCGTCCACCGGGTCCACCCGCTGTCCGCGCAGTCCCAGCCCTCGGGTTGGCCGGTCACGTCGATGATCTTTATCTCGCTGGCGATAGGCGTCAGTATTTCGCCCAGCCGCTGCATCGCCGCGATGCCCGCCTCGTCGGCATCCGGCCACAGCAGCACCCTGCGCCCGCGCAGCACCTGCCAGTCTGCCCTGCCGAGAGCTTGCGCACCACCGGGCCAGGTCACGGCGACGTATGGCGAGCCCGCCAGCGCTGCGGCAGCGTCTGCGGCTTTTTCGCCCTCGACGATGATCACCGGGTCTTCGTGGCGGGCCTCCAGTTCTTGCAGGCGGTAGAGCGGCCTCGGCGCCGGCCACTGGCCCATGCCCCAGCCGTCCTCGCTGAAAGTCCACGGGATGATCTGTTTGCGGCTGTCGGGCGGGTCGTACCGAGCGACGTATCCGAGCACGTCCCCGTCGCCGTTGAAATACGTCCAGCGCTGGCTGGGCGCGCCGTAGATCGGGTGCACGCAGTCGTGATCGGCAGACTCTGCGGGCACTGGCGTGATGACCGCGCGCTGCGGTTTCACCGGGCGCGGCTTGGCCGGCACGTCGGATGCCGGCGCTTCGTCGGAGAGTTCCCGGTACGCCTCGCCCATGCTGATCTCATGGATCGCGGCGTACAAGCTGATGAGATCCCCGCCGCGCTCAGACGTCGCAAAATCTGCCCACCGGCCTGACAGCAGGTTGACGGAGCAGGAGTCGCCCTCGCCGCCGGCCAAATCGCCGCAGACCCATTCGTGGCCCCTGCGTCTGCCGCCTGCGAGCCACTGGGGGACGAGGGTGTCGGCAGAGATGAGCAGGCGCTGCGCCAGGGTGCTGAAGTCGAGTTTGTTCATGGTGTCCCTCATACAAGCATCAGCGTCTGCTGCGCCGTGCGTTCGTGCTGCAGGCTTAGATACTGCGGATTCAGTTCGCACCCGATGTACTGCCTACCGAGTTGCTGCGCTACCTGCGCCGTCGTGCCGCTGCCCATGAACGGGTCGAGCACGATGTCTGCGGGTCTGCTGCCAGCCAGAATGCAGGGCTCGATCAGCGCAGGCGGGAAAGTGGCGAAGTGTGCGCCGCTGTAGGGCTGGGTGGCTACGGTCCAGACGCTGCGGCGGTTGCGCTTCCCATCTGCGGCCCAAATACGATCAGGGTCTGAATATTGATGATTGAAGCCCTCCGCCCCTCTGGCCATTGGTCCGACACTGCGAAGTCGTGCAGTTTCGGGATCTGCCTGCATCCGTTGCGGACCCTTCGTTGCATCTTCCTTCATCGCTTCTGCGTCAAAGTAGTACCGCTCCGACTTCGACATCAGAAAGATGTACTCATGCGCCTTCGTGCAACGGTCACGCACTGATTCCGGCATCGGGTTCGGCTTATGCCAGATGATGTCCTGACGCAGATACCAGCCATCAGCGCGGAGGGCGAAGGCCAGCATCCAGGGGATGCCGATGAGGTCTTTGGGTTTGCAGCCGTCTTGACGGTAAAACACGCCCTTCGTTTTCTTTGCGTCTGATGTCCCAGAATAATTCTGGTTTGTCTGATTTCGCATCGTCAGAGGCGCGCCCCCAGTGCTGTAGCTGTCCCCAATGTTCAGCCACAACGTCCCGTCATCTGCCAGCACATCGCGCACGCAGCGAAACACCTCCACCATCTCGGCAATGTACGCCTCGGGCGTCGGCTCCAGTCCGATCTGTCCGGGGTGCCCGTAGTCGCGCAGCCCAAAGTAGGGCGGCGAGGTCACGCACATCTGCGCCTTCACGCCCTGCTGCGCCCATCGCCGCATGGTGTCGCGGCAGTCTCCTATCTCGATGGAGTTCATGGTGCCCCCTCCAAAAACGCCGCGTCGATCACCGTCGCCCCCGGAATCCCCCCGGCCAGCGCCGCCGCAGTCCGAGCCCGGATCCGTTCCTCGGCGCGGAACCGCTCCGCGTGGGTGATGCCGGCCAGGATGTCGATCATCGCCGCCTCCAGATCCCAAAGCGCTGCCAGTTCCCCCGACCGCGCCGCCCGCGTGCCGGTGGTCTGCATGCGCTGGATGATGTCCGCGCAGGCCTGTTGGGCGTCACGGATCACGCCGCTGGGGTCGGACGCCAGGCGCACGCGCACCAGTTCCTCGGCTAGGTTCACGCTGTCGAAGATCGTATCCCAGTGCGCTTTGCTGGCCCGCGCCTCGCGCACTGCGTCGAGGGCTCCACGCAGTTCCAGCGCCCAGACGGTGCGGTCGTCGCGGGAGAGCAGGGCGGCTCCGTGGATGGCGACGAGGTGCGCTGTCGGGTTGATGCCTCGGGGGCGGTAGGAGGAGCGTTTTCTCATGCGTCCCCCAGCAGCCGCTGCGCGTCTTCGACACTGCGGCAAACCCCGGCCACACCACCGGCCTGCCGGATCGTCTGCAGGAATTCCTCCTGTCCAGGGCGCATCCTGCCGGTGCGGGATTTCACCTCAATGGCCAGCGTGCGGCCGTCCTTTAGGATGCCCATGATATCGCTCATGCCGCGAGCGGTGTTCGCCCTGATATACCGCGTCGAGCCGTCCCGGTTGCGCTCCTGAAAGGTGCCGGAATTGATCCGCCAGCACTGCGCCACGCGCGGATGACGGTGCAGCAGTTGGATGATGGCGCGCAGGATCTCGGCTTCCGTCGGCTCGCCGCTGGGCTTCGCTGGGGCGCGTTTCTTCGGCTCTGCTGGGATCGGCAGTTCCCGGCGCGGCTTGCCCCACAGGGCCGCCAGCGTGTCCTCGGTGCGCTGGTGATCGGTCATCACCTCGCGGAGCGTGCGACGGCCTCTCATCGCTTCGCCTCCACCCTGTCGATCTCGGCCTGCAGCGTCGCCACCGCCTCCTTCGCCATCTCCAGCACTGTGGCCAGCATCACCGCGTCGCCCAGGCATGCGCGGATCGCTGCGTTCTCATCGCCGGGGCTGCAGTCTCCGTTGTCCACCAACTCGATGTCACGCAGGGCTTTGATCACCAGTTCAAAATGCTTGGCAAACACCCTGCGCTCTGGTGTGTCCTGACGGAAATTCCCCTCGTACTCGAGCCAGATGTGATTCATGCTGCCGCCGCTCATGCCTTGTACTCCCTGACCGCATCAAGTCCTGCCTTGGTAATCTCGTAGGCTGATTTGTGCTCCCACCACACTGGATCCAGCAGGCCTGCCTCGGCCAGGATCTTCCGGGACTGCTCAAGCGCTTTCTGCTGGCGCTTGGTCATCTGCAGCTTCGGTTCCTGCACTTTCGCCAAGCGGGCCGCGTCGATCGCCTCCAGCATCGCGTCCTCTGCCAGCATAGCGGCTGCGCAGAACGATGCGGTGTCGGGCTTGACGTCGTACCAGTACCTGCCGCGCCCGTCGCGTGGGCAGTACTCCATGCGCCACTGCCCAGCCTTCAATAAGTGTTCGTAGCTGCGGTGCAGCTCACGCGCTGTTCCGATGGCCTCGTACTTCCGGCCAACCTTGCGATAGAGCGTTTCGTATCCGTCGATCTTGATCATCATCGTGCCCCTCGTGCCCACCATTCCCAGGCGCACCGTGCGGCGTAATGCCACACCGATGGAACCTGCTCCAATGGCGCGAAGTAGTGCTTGTACGGCGCGATGCGCCACTTGCTGGACTTCCCGCGCGTAGTAGGCTCGATGCGTCCCATGCGCCGCAGTGTGTTGATCTGGCTGCGCAAGTTGTATTTCGACAGACCCGTCTCTGCCGACAACTCGGTGAGTGAAATCAGGCCGCGTCGCTCGATGACGGCGACGATCTGCGCCTGTCGTTTCGTCAGTTCCACTGTCTGCTCCTTCTGCCGGCACCTCCGGCGTGGGACGCGATCATAGCCCCGCTTCCGCGCTGCGGAGAAATCCCTGTAATTTCTGTCGGGAATACGCGAATCTGCGCTTGACGCGTCGGTCGGCGTGGGCCTACACTTGCGCTGTCGTCAACACAACAGGAGCAGACAGATGCGACAAGAACCCCGCTTCGGAGCATACGATCCCGATTACGGCCCCTATCACGGCCACCCGGCCGACCCGCGCACGCCATCGTACGACCTGCCTGATGAGGTCTACGACGAAGCGCAGGCCCGCGTGTTCAGCCACGCCCTCGACCTGGACGAGTGGCTGAGCGAGGCGCTGGGCAACGGCCCGGACGTTTCGATTGACGTCAGCAAGCTCGACGCACCGAAGGCCAGCACGCGCGCTCTGCTGGTGGCGCTGTTTGCCGGCACGGACCAGCAGGTGCTGGCCGCTGCCGCAGAGCTGCGCAGCCGCGCAGCCGCCGCGATGGAGCACCGCATTGAGGACGAGGCGTGGGACATCTACGACTCGCGCCGTTACGACGATTTCAGCCCGCCCGAGAAGGATCTCGATGACGCGGACCACTGGTACTGAGGAGAGACACGATGAAAAACGCACTGCCCGTTAGCCAGATCATGGAAATCTACGCGATCCTGCGCGAGGTTTCGACGCTGCCCGTTACTCCGACGCCTGGGCAAATTGGGCGCCTGTGGGCAATGGCAGATTTCCAGTGCAACCTGTTGCGCATGCGGATTGACGACATCACGAACGATGTGGAGGTGGGGGCATGATCCTCGAAACCGCAGACCAGCGTACCGAAGACTGGTACGCCGCCCGCTTAGGCAAGGCCACGGCGTCCCGGTTCAAGGACGTGATCGCCGCGCTGAAATCCGGCGCCCCAGCGCAGGCCCAGCGCGACTACCTGACGGAACTCGTCGTGGAGCGGCTGACGCAGCAGCCGATCCAGCGCTACACCACGGCCGCGATGACCTGGGGCACCGAGCAGGAACCCGCAGCACGCGCAGCCTACGAGCGCGCCACCGGCCGAATCGTAGAGGAGACCGGGTTCGTCTGCCACGACACCCTGATGGCAGGCTGTTCGCCTGACGGCCTAGTGGATTGGGATGGGCTGATTGAGATCAAGTGCCCGTGGAGCACCGCCGTGCACATCGAGACGCTGCTCAACGGCATGCCGACAGACCACACCCCGCAGGTGCAGGGCCAGATGTGGATCACTGGCCGAGAGTGGTGCGATTTCGTGAGTTTCGACCCCCGGATGCCCGAGGCGCTGCAGTTGCACGTCCAGCGCATCCAACGTGACCCGAGCTTCATCGCCGACCTGGAGGCCCGGATCACGTCTTTTCTGCAGCAGGTCGGCACCCAAGTCGAGGCGCTGCGGCGTCTCGCGGAAAGCAAACAATGACCGATACGAAGAAGCGCCCCTATGTGCGCACCCTGAAGGCCTGGACTGT